GGATTGCTTTTACAGCATTAAATATCTTCTCTAAATCTGATTGATTTTGTTGAGAATACTCTATCATTTTGGCTTTTTTGCCATCACTAATAGTCTTTTCACTCTCTAAAAACTTAATGAACTCTTTTGAGCTTAATGTATTCATACTAGCTGCTTTAGAGTTAGTAAACTTATAAAGCATATCAGCATAATCAGTCATTTTTTCTTGACTAAGTTTGCTTTTATCTAGTAATTTATCTGCAGATTTAGCGCTAGAGACAGCTGATTTAGCTGCGCTCATTAGCTTACTGTCTATCTTTGCTCCGCTTTTTGAAAACACTGGTGAGAATACCATGAGTCCTCCTGATGGATTAAACTTGTATTGCTTTGCGTCTTTTACTCCAGATTCTTTTCCGTCTAAAGATTGGTAAACATGTGGTATAACTCCTACTTCGCTTTTTGTTATTTGCTTTCCTAGTTCACTATTAACTGGGATCTTATAGGTAGTTATGTTTGGTTTAAATACATACTCTCCATCAATAACTTCTGGCTTGCTTTGATATAATAGATCTCCTTTGAAATATCCAGTGAGTCCTTTTGGCCAAGACTTTTTAAATACTTCGTAAGCGTTAGCCATGCTTTTTGCAAAAGTAAAATTAGGTTTAGTTCCACTCTTTTCAGCAGATTTTATTGCCCTATTTTTAAACATTGTCTCTATTTCTTTTGCGCTTTTAGCTTTGCCATCATATCCTTTTGCAGCGAATCCACTCTTATCTGTTAATATGAAGTTACCATTTTCATCTACTCCAAATACTACAGCTGGAGATCCATCCCATTTTACTGATGTAGTTGATGGGTCTTTTGCGGCTTTATCCATTACTTGTAAAGCTCTTTCAGCTCCTTTAGATCCATCCCAATAAATTAAGTCTTCAGGATGTTGAATTCTTGCTGATGCGGCTTCAAAAAGTTTAATTAGCTTTTGTATATTTTTTATCGATTCTTTAAGATCTTCTTTTTTAGGAAGCTCAAGACCATCTTTTGCTAGATCCTGTCTTGCTTGTGTCATCCACTCTTCGTATTGTGGTTTGTTTTTTATCGCTTTTACTATAGCCTCTACGCTGATTAGATCTTCTTGCTTCGCTCCTTGTCCTAGTAATTTAGTCGCTATTTCGCTAGGATTCTTGCTTATTACTTTGTTAGTTGCTCTATCTACTAGTCCGTTAAGATATGACCATTTCATTCCTTGAGCTTTCGCTATGCTAGACAATACTAAGTGCTTATGTACGCCTTTGTAAGGACTATCTTTTGCTCCGCCTTGCATAGAGAACTTCATGAAATCAACATCATCGTTAAACATGAAGTCTGATTGTACAAATCCATTTTCAGGATCTCCCGCTATAGGAGTCTTTACGTGAACGTTTGTTCCTGACTTTTTGATGTCTGCTTTATCTATTCCGTTAGCAGTAAGTTTGCTAATTAGCGCATTTTGATCTACTTTGTTTTTATCTACTCCTAAATCTAAGTCTCCGCTATCTGCTTTTTTACCTGTAGTTCCTAGCATATTATCCTTAAGAGAAAGTCCTGACTTGTCTTCAAGCCAAGAAATTGTAGGATCTATATCGGCTAGTTTAATTCTTTGAGTTCCTTGAAATACATTTCCTCCTTCAACCAATAAAGTACGAATCAGAGTAGAAAGGACCGCCCTCTCTTCTATAATCTCGTATATGGCTTTCTTTTTTTTTGATAACACATCGTATATCTTTGAAACTGTATTGTTATCAAGTCCTGGATAATTTGTTGCGAACTGCTCTTTATCTGAGTTAGCTAAATCTTTTCTTAATACTGATGCACTTACTCCTTTCCCTTCATATTCATCAGATCTGCCTTTATAATTTAATGGAGCGACATCTATTGGAAGTTTAACTGGAGTTACTCCTTCTGGAGCGTTTCTTCCGTCTTTAGTTTGTTTTGTTTTGTAAGCTTCTATTGATTTTACAAATGAGTCAGATCGCTTTGCATCATCTCCTTTAGAGCTAGCTGCCATCGCAAACCTTCCTTTAGCATCTTTACTCATATTTAAAACATAATCAAAAGCTGCAGCCATTGGATTTTCAGCAGATACAGAAAGTATTTCTACTTTTTTATCTGTTGGTAGCATCTTCCAAACTGCCATAGATTGCTCTCTAGTTATTCCGTCTCTTTCTGCTGGACCAATCATCACGATTACCTTATCTACTTCTGGGTTTTTTGCGTAGGCGTTTGCTAGTTGTAGATGCCCGCCATGAGGAGGTTTAAATCCTCCTGGAAGTAGAACAGTTGTTTTCATTTTATAGTTTTACCTCTATTTTTATGCAGTGGTGGTAGTCGTAGTCGTAGTAGAGGTAGTGGTTGTAGTAGTTGGAATAACACCTAGCGTTGATCCTGCTAATATCGCTCCATCGTTATTTGATGCATAAGAAGTTGAATTCCTTAGTCCTTCTATACTTTGATAAGTATCAGGAATAGTTTGACCAGAGAATGCGCTCTTTGGAGAATTTTTTAAAGATTTTGAATTGAGTGCCATAATAATAATTATTTTTTATTGTTATCCTAATGCATATTTCATTTTTAGCGCACTAGTAATTATAAATAAATATCTAACTTCCGTGTTGTACGTTAGATTTTCCTGCAATCTTATTTATTTCTATATGGTGATCTACAGCGTCTCTCATTGAGTCTATGTGTGATATAATCATGATAAACTTAAACTGATTTTTTAAATGATCAAAATAAGAGACTATACTTCCTAAGTTATTGCTATCTAGAGCTCCAAAGCCTTCATCTATCGCTATAAAATTAGGTCTTGGTAAAGAAGAAACATTAATTAGCGAAGATCTAATCGCTAGACTGGCTACAAACTTCTCCATTCCTGAAGTAAGTTCTATAGGCCAATATCTATCATTGTCATAAGCGATGTATGCATTGATATTTTTATCATTTGGGTGAAGAACTACCATGAAATCAACTAGCTGTTGAAGTATTGTATTGATCTCTTCTTGAATCTGAGGTATAGTATCTGATATTAGCTGATGAGGTACGCCATCTCTATGAACTGCTTCGCTATACATCTTATAAAGATCATACTTTGATTGAAGTTTGACTAGTTCAGTAAGATCATTAGTATACTTATCTCTTTTTGAGCTAAGCGAATTAACATTTAGTAAGTTCTCAGTTAGATCATCGTTAACCTTTTTAAGATTATTTTCAGTCGTCTTATGTTCAAGTTCATAAGCATCTATCCTAGCTTGTACTTCAGTGTTTTGTTCTATCTTTTTCTTTTCTTTTCTGTAAGTGTCTAGCTCTGTCTCTTTGTCTTTTATCTTTTGTTTGACTTTTGTTTGTTCTATTTGAACTTTTTGAAGGTCTGATTCAAATTTTAACGACTTCTTTTCAGTATCATTGATCTTCTGTAGCAATGTATCATACTGTTTGTTGTCTTCTTCTACATTACCAAGCTTTTTTATGCTTTGTTCTACGATACTTAAGTCAATTTCAAGTACTTCTTTCTGCTTTACTAGATCTTCGTGACTCTGTTTGGTAGAAATAGCGTCCTTAACGAATACGTTGTTCATGCAATAAGTACAGTTCTCGTCATACTCTAACTCTTGAAGCTTGTTTAGCTTATCTTTTTGATGGGAAAGATGAATATTAAGTTTGTTTATCTCAATAGTTATAGCATTTTTATCTTTAGTTAGCTCCTTATATTGTTGTAGGCGTTTATCTAGATCTTCTATGTTAATTTGCGATAAATTTTGCTCATATTCATCTAATTCATCTTTTGCAGACTTAGAATCTAATACACACACAGCTTCATCTGATATAGATTTGACCAATTGCTGATTTAGTTGAGCTATTTCAGCTTTTATCTGATCTTCATTAGCTGTTTTAGAGCTAACAGTCTGTAACATAATGTGCTCCTCGAGTATCTTTTTGTTTAAATTGTCTCTATCTAACTCAAGATCATGCTTTTGATGCTTTAATTCGTCTATCTTTTTGTTTATAGTGACCTTTTGTTCGTCTATTCTTTGTACTTCTACGCTATGGTCAATCTTTTGATACTGTTTCATTACTGCGGAGATATCTTTTATCTCGTTGTTAGTAAAGTCAAACATAGTTTCGAATATATTGATGTCTAGGAACTGACTGAGCAGCTCTTTTCTGTCCTTTTGGTTCATATCAATGAATCCAGAGTTAGCTCCCTGTGTGCTAAGTGCAGTCAGAGTGAAGTCCTCGTAGCTTCCAAGCACAGCTCGTATGCTTGCATTAGTATCGTTTCTTTCTTTACCATTTAAGGAGACCTTATTTCCTAAATCATCAGTGTAATAAAAGTTAACTTTAACTCTAACATTACCATTTTTTTCTCTAAGACCATCCCTTTCTATGACGTAATTAACTCCATTTAATTCAAAATCTAGTTTACAGTAAAATGTATTTGATGAACTGTTTAAGACTTGAGAAGATCTATTAGTTTTAGAGCACTTATCGAATATACAATAACTTAAAGCGTCTAATAAAGTAGACTTACCTGAAGCGTTAGCAGCAAATATGCCATAAGTTCCTCTCATATTTGTAAAGTCTATGGAATTGTCTTTACCATAGCTAAACATGTTTTCAAAAACAAACGTCTTAGGATTCCATATAACGTTTCTAGAAGACTCTAGTTTAGGTAACTGCTGATTTATATACGCGTTAATCTCTTTGATGTGTTGTTTTTGATCTTCTGTTAGTTTATACTTCTTGCTTAAAAACTTCTGGATTAGATCGTTCTGTTGCTGTTCGTCTCTTACGTCAATTAGTCTACTATTTTTAGAGCTATAATTAGATAGTTCTTGAATGCTATGTATCCTTTGAATAGACTGCTCAATAACATTATGTGACTTCTTTACTTCTGATATTAGTTGTTTTAAGGTATTCTGATCAGTATTAGTATGTCTTACTCTTAAATACATGTTTTTAGCGAGATCTGTAAGTGGAGGATTAACTACTCCTGAGTCTACATACATAGTGTAAAAAGCAGTGTCATTAGGAATCTCAACAAATTCGCTGGTCTTATCTTTTACATTCCATACTAAGATACCATGCTCTAAGCTTTCTCCGTGATTCTGTTGTATTAAAGATCCAGGATACGCAATAGTCTTTTCTTCATTTAGATATTGAAGCTTATGTATATCTCCCAATAAGGTTAGATCGAATCCATCAAAGTGACTAGTCTTTATCTTTCCACCCTCAAGTTTAAAACCTATTTCAGTTACCGCGCTTTGTACAGAGCCGTGATACAGACAGATCTTGTAGTCTCCTTGAATATCTTCTGCCTTAGTATAATCTTCATCAAATACAGACCAATGAGAAAAAGTAATGTTTCCAATCTTAAAAACTTCGCTGTCTTTAATGTAAGCAATATTAGGATGGTTTATCGCATCGACTATAGGAGTCAATGCATCCATTCTACTATTATTATTTAAGTTAGCATCATGGTTACCTGGAATAAGTAATACTGGTCGTATGTCTGCCAAAGATTTTAGAAGATCTTGCACTTGATACACTAATTCAGGAGTTACGTCTGTCTTTGAGTGAACAATATCTCCAGTTAAACAGATTATTGATTTTTCATCAGAAGTCTCTACTATCGTTTTCTTTAAGGTATCGAATACTCTTCTGTATTCTTCGTGTCGTTTAAAGTTTCTAATGTGAATATCGCTAACGTGATATATCTTTTCTACTGTGTCTAAATTCAAGTACGTTTTTATCATGCGACTAATTGCATCTTTTTTAATAGCAGGTCAGAGAAAGTCAATGGCCTCGCTTCGTGAAGTAATTCTGTAACCTTTTCAAATCCTAGGTCTGAAGGATCTTTACCCTCTAATTCTATAAGATAGACTTCTTTACCTATATCGATAAGTCTTTTAGCGTAGTCTATCGCTTCTCTTAGTGCATCCTTATCTAAAGCTAAATAAACAGTCTTTACTTGAGACTCTACAAGCTTAAGCATTAAAGCTTTTGGTATTGTTTTACCGAATAATGGTATTGCGTTTCTTTTTATTGCTATTGCATCAAATATACCTTCGCAAAGTATTACTGGTACTGCCCAATTGATCGTGTTTTCAAGACCGATAATCTCTGTTTTATTGCAGATTGGAGCATCGAACTTTCTAACTGGATTCTTTTCGAAAGATCTCGCTAGAAAATAGTTGATCATGCCTTTCTTATTATATGAAGGAAGAATGATTCTATTTCTATACTTTCCAGTCTTACAATATCCAATATTGTACTTTATAATATCATTCTCAGTAATGCCTCTAGACTTTATATATGCTATTGCGTGCCGTTTCTCTAAAGATTCTTCTTTCTCTAATAGACTAATAAATTCTTTAGGTAGGTTTACTGATGTTGATACATGATCTTCGGCTTTTGTAAGATAGCCTAAGTAGCCCTTCATTTCTACTATAGTCTCGCTTGGAGCTCCGATCTTTTTTAATAGCGTAATCGGTGATTGTCCTTTTGTAGCTGGGTGACAAGTGAAGCAGTTATACTTACCAGACTTTGCGTTAACAATAAGCTTCGGATTCTTATGGTTGCAAATAGGACAATAAAATGCGAAATCTTTGGTTTTGGGAAATGGCTTACTCTTACCGAGAACAGATTCTAGTACTCCTATAATAAGACTTTCATTGTTCATATTATCAAATATACGTAAAAAATATGAATAAATAAAATAAATGTGTAAAAATATTTTTTTGTTTCATTTATTATTAGTATATTGCAAAAGATTAACGTCGATCCTGTCCGCTACGCAGTAGCCTGGTGTGAATCCAGAAACGAGTGAAATAGCGGATGGGAGTGTAATCGACTACCAGGGGAGACAGAATATTCCTCAGGTATATAAAAAGAAGATCTTAATAAAAGTTGGAGAAGAATATCGGTAGAATCCGACGGTGTAAATCCGCTAGAGCTCTCTAACCATAAACAAGAAATGAAAGTAGTGTCACCAAAAAATAGAGCAACACTCTAAAAAGTCATTATGCAACATCAACAACAAGAAGAATTAGAAACAGCATCATTAGAACTTACAGAAGAACAAATACAAGCAATATATATCTATCTAGCAATGCATTATGATGAAATGCAAGATAGCGAGAAACTATATTGGAATTACATTATGGAAAAAATAGACCCAGAATATGGAAAACAAGATTAAAGTAGAACTTTACGTTCTTAAGGGATGCGATAAGTGTTCTAGAATTAAGTACATTCTACAAGCTGATGAAATAGCTTATGAAGAAATTGATTGCTCTTCTTCTGAAAATAAGAAGTGCGATACGTTGGAAGATAAAGTAGACTGCGGTAAGTATCCAATGGCTGTAGTAAAAAAGAAAGGATCAACAACTATGATTCATTTCTGTGATGGTAGATCTACTGGAGGCACGACTACTGTAACTAGAAGAATTCCCGTGGACTCTGAAGATAAATTCATCTCTGAAATAAAAAAGGTGTACATTTAACAAAATAAGTTTATGAAAAAATTAACTGCTGAAGAACTTCAATCGAAGCTCGAGACTTTTTATGGTTATATTGATCAGTATATTTCTGAACCAAGAAAAAGTAAACTAAAGCAATTTTATTCTGATAGAGAAGAGACATTAACGCTTTCTCCCGCATCTTCTAAGGTTGCTCATCATAACTGTTTTGCTGGTGGATATATTGATCATGTTCTTAGAGTAACTGAAGGAGCTTTAATCGTAGATAGAGTTTGGGATAAGATGGGTCAGATTAAGAATTACACTATCGAAGAATTAGTGTTTTCAGCTATTAATCATGATCTAGGAAAGCTAGGAACAAATGATCAACCATTCTATCTTCCTAATGATTCCCAATGGCACATAGAGAAGCAAGGAGCTTATTATAAGTATAATGCTGATATGACACATATGAGGATTGCTGATCGTAGCCTATTCTATCTACAAGAAGCTGGGATTTCAGTTAATGAAAATGAATTTCTTGCGATAAAACTTCATGATGGTCTTTATGAAGAGGCGAACAAAGCCTACTACATGTCGTATGGAAAAGAGTTTGCAATAAAAACAAATCTAGTTCACGTACTTCATCAAGCTGATCTAATGGCAGCAAATATAGAATCACAAATAAACTAAAATAATGGTAACAACAATCGCAATATCCGTGTGGGTATTAACAGTACTTGGATATGTAATATTCAATCTGTTTCAAAAAAATAAAAAGCTAGAAAGAATCGTAATAGATCAACAGATGTTTATAAACGACTGTGTGGCTAACTACAAACAGATTGATCTATTAGCGGATAAGATAGATAAAACTATGTGGGTACAATCTGATCCTGAGTTTTTAGGACTTATGGAAGAAATAAAATCACTGCAAGCCACAATGAAACAATATACTGATAACCGATAATAGCATGGAAGAAACAATAGAAATTGTAGATGTTGAGCTAACTAAGAAAGGGAAACCAAGAAAAAGAAAGCCTAAGACAAAAAATAATTATTTTACTGAAGAGACTGAAGAGGCAATTCTAGAGTATAGAGCAAGTACTGATCAAGCTGAAAGAAATAGAATATATAATCAAAGAATTCATTTTGGCTTTTATAAGCTTGCTGAAAATATCATTCACACTTTTAAGTTTTATTACACAGAAGTAGATAAGATTGAAGACCTAAAGTATGAAGTAGTTTCGTTTCTTTTACAAAAGTTAGATCTATATGATCAGTCTAAAGGAAAAGCATATTCATATTTCGGCACTATTGCTAAAAGATATCTTATTATCTACAACCAAAAGAACTATAAAAAGCTAGTTAATAAGGTAGATATTCCTACTAGTGAAGAAGATGATGATAACTATAGAGAAGCTGTAACTATAAAAGATGAGAAAGAACCAGATCGTTCTCAGATTACAAATATTCTTATTAAAGAACTTGATTCAAAATTAACTACTATATTTGATAAGGCAGAAGAAATTAAAGTAGCCTACGCAATACTTGAAATATTCAAAAAAAGAGACAACATAGAGATATTTAATAAAAAGGCATTGTTTATCTATATAAAAGAGATGACAGACGCTCAATCTAATACAATCACAAAAGTTATTAAGAAGATTAAAGTATTATACATCAACATCCTTAATAAGTACATTGAGAATGTAGACTATTGATATTTATATTTAAAGTCTATATAAATGGAACAGCAAAATAAAGAAATATTCGACGGTAAAACTGTTTCCGATCTCGCAAAAGAGATCTATGAAAAACATAAAGAACAAGACTCCGCGCTAAAAACAAGAATTAATCAGCTTGCAGATATGGTAGAAAGTCCTGGTGACGCTATCGTTATTGTGCCTATGCTAAAAGGATACTTTGATTCTAGCTTAAAGAACGATGAAGTCTTAATGAAGATGCTACAGATCTTCCAAAAACAAGAAGAGAGAAAAGCAGCTGGAGAAGCTGACGCTGGATTACTTACCGATAAAGATATAGAACAGCTGTTTAGTGAAGTTTCTAACTATGTAGTGGCTGAACCACCTAAACAGATAACAGAGGAACCTAAATAATGGCTAGTAATTCTATATTTGGATCTTCTCCTGAAGGAGGAATGGGAAAATCGGGAGGTCAATACTTTATTATTGGTCGTGTTACTAGTGTTGTGCTTGGAGAATACTTAGATGATAATAAGACTAAAAATCCTGATTGGACTAATGATGGAGATCTTGGTAAAATAGATTTCGAGATACTTTATACAGGACTTAATATGGTTAAGGCTAATAAAGTTTCTAAAAGCGCTTGGCCTATATTCTCTTTTATTAGACAGTATCCTTTAATAAATGAGATAGTCTATATTGTATCTGGTCCTTCTGATGGATTAAATGATAACTATAAGAATCAAAAGCTTTTTTACTTTCCTCCCTTTGGTGTATGGAATGCGGTTAATCACAATGCATTTCCTAATATGGATCAGTATTCTGAGTTCTTAAAGTATCAATATCAGCAGCCAGGATATCAAGGATCAGCTGATATTTCTCAGACTAAATTACCATTAGGTGTTTCTTTTCAAGAGAATGACAAAGTCAGGTCACTCACACCTTTTGAAGGCGATACGATAATAGAAGGTAGATTTGGACAATCAATAAGATTTGGTAGTTCTAATATAATAAGATCAACTAAAAATACATGGTCTACAAATAGGGATTCTAATGGAAAACCTATAACTATAATAATTAATGGTCAAGGAAGACCATCAGCACAAAATGCAGATAAGTTTGTAACTACAGTTGAAGATATAAGTAGAGACGATTCGTCTATATATCTTACGTCTGGTCAAGTTTTAAACACTCTTTCTATATCTGAAATAAAATCGGCTAAATACGAATTTCCATACAAAGGAAATCAGGCTATAGTATGTTCTGATAGAGTAATGCTTTATTCCAAAAAAGAAAACGTTCTACTCTACTCAAAACAAGAAATAGGAATATCTGCTATAAAACCAGTTAACATATACTCTTCTGAAAATGTAATAGTCAATTCTCCTAAGATCTCTCTTGGAGATGAGTTTGTTACTGAATCTGCTATGCTCGGAGATGCATTTACAGATCAATTAATAAGAATGTTACAACTTATTGAGTCTGCTGGAAATAGTCTTTTAGGAGCTTCTACGAGTAATCCTGGAGCTACTGCTGCAAACGTAAAAATAGCTGGAAATAAAATAACAGAGGCTACTCGAAATATGATAAGTTACTTAGACAGTGGATTACATCTTTCAAAAATAGTTAATCTTAAGTAATGGCGTCAAAAGAAGAAATACAAGCAAAAAAAGTAGAACGCGAAGCTAAAGTAGAAGCGACTAGAAAAAAGAATTTAGATGCTATTAAAAATAAAACTAAAACTTCTACTAGAGAAACTTTTGGATTAACAGAAGGTCAAACTACCGCTACAGGATTAGAAAAAGCGATATTCATAGCAGGAGATGGAATATTAAAAGCACAATTTGCTATAGACAAATTATTTTATGGTAAGTTTTCTTATGATGGAACCAATAAACTAAAAAAAGCTTTAGATAGAGGAGTAGTATCAGTTTTAAATGATCTATCTGAAATAGATCTTTGTAATATACTTAATTTAGCAAATCAAAAAGTTCCTGGATCTAAGCCATTCGATCCAGAAAATAAACCCACATCTAATCCTTTAGAAGTAGCTAAATGGAATCTTCAAAATACAGCTCTTACTATACAAAAAAAGATTGACGGATTTAATTCTAGTTACATAGATACTTCAAATACAGAAACTAAAGCCAAAGGAGTATATGGAATTATCAATGATATAAAAGATGCATTTGCTGAAATTAATACTCCAGGAGATGAAAACGCATTACGTGATCCTAGACTTATACAAACTTTCCCTCAAATAGGAGCAGTAAATAATTTTCTTGAAAAAGCTTTTGCAGACTTTAACAAATATACTGACTATAGGCAAATTCCTTTAGAAGAAATACAAAAACTAATTAATTTAGTAGATAAGGTACGAGAATATTCTATCTTAATTCAAGGTTTAAATACTCCCGCTAATGCTATAGGATTTGTAGATTCAGTATTTCCAAATGCTAATATCCAGGAACAAATAAATAAACTAGAAAAAATAATTGATCCAGCTAGATTAATGCCATTATTGAAAAATATAGCAGAAAGTCTAAAGAAAGTTCAATCAGTTTGTAATGTATTCGTTTCATTTATATCATTTGGTCAATTCATAATAACTATTGCTACGCTATTAATAAAAGTTTTTAAAACAATTGGTAAATTCTTAAAAGCCTTAGGAATACCTAATCAATTTACAATTCTAGGACTTACTATAACCTTATCCGATACCAATGAAAATATAAAAGGATCACTATCAAAGTTATTAGATAGATTAGGTCAAATTAACGTTCTTCTTTCTTTGTGTATTGGACTTGTTTCAGAAGTATCGCTTATATTATCTGATATCATAGCAAAGATAGACAGAATGCTAGTTGGACTTGAATCATGCAATAACGTAGATCCTGACATAATAAAGCAACTTCAAGATTCTAGAGACGGATTAGTAAATACAGTTCAATATTTTGAAAAATTTGTTACTAATTACAATGAAAAAAAGAATACAGACAGCGCTTCTTTTGGAGATTACACAATACAAATAGTAACAGAAGAAGTAGTAGATGACGCGATAAGTCTCAGAAGACGTTATGGTGTAGCATTAGCAGCAAATGGAACTTTAGTAGCTCAATCTACTCCTACTTTTGCTTCTGATAATCAAATAATAATTAATGAAGTTAAAATTCAACTTGCATCTAAAGGATTTGTAAAGTCTTATGTAGCAGGATTAACTCCTTCAGAATTAAATACTATATCTGAGTCTCTTAGATTCTTAATGGATGATGATATAGATCTAGACGATCTAGAAAATATTAACTTTAATAGTGGATTAGATTCTCCAGATAATGAAAATGAAAATGACGGACTTGGACTCAATGCTTTCATGAATAAATTACCAGGAGGAAAGAAACTAAGAGAAAGAATGAGAAAAGTAATGATCGCTAATAATCAAAAATTAGCAGCTGATCTTAAAGCTCAAGATTCTAATGGAAGATTTACTGATAAGATCATAAAACAAAAAGAAAACGAAAATAATAAATTAAAGATTGATCAACTAGAATCAGAAAAGAAAGACTTAGTTACAGCAATGATCGCTAATCCTAGTCCAATATTTAAAGCTACTACGATAATTAAGATAAAAGAAAAACAACAAGAACTAGATAAGTTAAAAAAACAAGGCCAATAATATTTATACTATATGGAAAAGAAGAGCGCAAATGAGCTTTTAAGACAGATTATAAGGGAAGAAGTCACTAAAATAATAAGACAGGAGCTTCCTAGGATCCTTAGTGAGTCAGCTTATAGAAGCGAAGAGACTCCAAAATTGATAGATAAAAAAGGACAATTTCCTTTGACTTTAAATTCTAATAGACCTCCAATCGCTGAGCAAATAAAGTTTAAAAAGTCAAACAATCCTTTGACAAATCTTTTAAATGAAACTGCGATCGATATGCTAAACGAAGACATAACATTAAACTTTAGCACAAATGATGTTGGACCAGGAATGCATCCTGCAATGGCTTTTCAACCTAGAGAAGCATCAGTAGGATCAGTTAACGATATGCTAGCTACAGCAAAACCAAGTAGCAACGTTGATGCTGTACAGATAAACGCTGTGCCTGATTTTTCTGCAATGATGGATAAAATGGGACTATAATCGTGGCATATAATCTTAGAAAAATATCGCCCATAGATTTTAAGCCTTCTACAGGAGTAGGAGTTAAGTTGCCTTTTGCTGCTGAAAATGTATTCTCTACTGTATATACAACTAAAGAGCAACTAAAATATAACATACTTAACTACATGTTAACTGATTTAGGAGAAAGACCTATGAATCCTAATTTCGGTATGGGTTTAAGATCTAGACTTTTTGAATCAATAACGCAAAGTACAGTAGAAGATATGAAGCAGTCTATACAAACACAAATAGAAAATGCGTTTCCTAATGTACAAATAACACAATTGAATATCATAGGTCAACCAGATAGAAGTACAATTAACATACAATTTAGTTATACAATAAAGAGTTCTAAAGAGACAGATGGAATTTTACTAAAGATACAAAACATATAAGATGCTAAATAGTCCAGATATAAAGTACTTAAATAAAGACTTTTCTAACTTTAAAAATGAGTTGATAGAGTATGCTAAGTCATACTATCCAACCGTTTATAATGATTTCAGTCAAGCTTCACCAGGAAGCATGTTCATTGAAATGGCTTCTTATGTAGGAGACGTTCTTTCTTTTTATCTTGATAATCAGCTACAAGAAACTTTCTTACAATATGCCAAGCAAAAGAATAATCTTTACACTATGGCGTACATGTTGGGATATAGACCTAAAGTGACTTCTGCAGCCATAGCAGATCTAGATGTATACATGCAAGTAGGTGTAGTTGGTGCTTCTGGAAACAAAACTCCCGATTGGACAAACGCGATTACTATCCAACCTGGAATGCAAGTAAAGTCGAATGTTAGCAATAATGTAAGCTTTTATGTGCCAAATAAAGTAGACTTTACAATATCTTCTTCTTTGGATCCTACTGATGTTTCTGTTTATCTAACTGATGGTTCTGGTAATCCAACAAAATACCTTCTTAAAAAGAAGACTCAAGCGATATCTGGACAAGTCAAAACTACTACAGCTACTTTTGGAGCAGCTAAAAGATACGCTACTGTAAACATACAAGATTCAGATATTATTTCGGTATTAAAAGTAGTAGACTCTAATAGTAATACATGGTACGAAGTGCCTTACTTAGCTCAAGACTACATACTTAATCCTGTAGAAAATACTGCTCTTAATTATCCTTCTCTATATCAATCAGCAAATCAGGTTCCGTACATGCTTCAAAAAGTGTACGTTCCAAGAAGGTTTACTACAAGATTCAAGACAGATAATAGTTTGGTATTAGAATTTGGTCCAGGAATTAATTCAGTAGCTGATTCAGCAGTAATACCTAATCCTAATTCAGTTGGAGTTGGAATCACTACTGGATTAACATTATTAGAAACGGCTTTTGATCCTTCTAACTTTGTAACTACACAAACTTATGGATTAGCTCCTCAAAATACAACGCTAACCATTTCTTATTTAGCGGGAGGAGGAGCAGAATATAATGTGTTATCTAATCAATTAACTATTCCTATATCAATAAATGCTGGTTCAGGAGATACTAGTACAGTAGTGAGTAACAATCCGAATCCCGCATCAGGTGGAGGAGATGGAGATACTGTAGAAGAGTTAAGGCAAAATATTCAAGCAGAATTCTCAAGTCAACTAAGAGCAGTAACTCAAGAAGACTATCTAGCTAGAACCTTAAGTATGAGTCCTAAATTTGGTAAAGTTGCTAAAGCTTACGTAACAAAAGACGATGCTACTTTTAGTAATTACATAGAAGACAATCCATCAGAAAGAGATCAAGTACTTGTTAGCATGTACGTTCTTGGATTAGACAATAATGGTAACTTAGCTCAACCTTCATCAGCGCTAGTTCAGAATTTACAGACTTATCTTTCTGAATATAGGATGATGACGGATGCTATTAATATCAAACCTGCTTATGTTATAAACATTGGATGTAATTTCGATATAACTGTAAGACCTAACTTTACAGGACAAGACGTAGTAGCTAGATGTTTAATTCAATTACAAGACTTCTTTAACGTAGATAATTGGCAGATAAACGAACCTATAATACTTTCAGACATATATACTCTACTCGATCAAGTTAATGGAGTTCAAACAGTTAAAAGCGTACAAATAGTAAATAAGTTTGGATCTACAAATGGATATTCTGAATTTAGTTATGATGTACCTGGAGCAATACTAAATGGAGTAGTTTATCCTAGTTTAGATCCATCTATATTTGAAGTAAAATATCCGCAATCAGATATTCAAGGTCGTGTAGTAACAATGTAATAAAACAAAAAATGGCAGTATATAAAATATTTCCTTCAGCAGACGCAACACTATATTCTAAATTTCCAGCACAAAATACTGGATTAGATGAAATACTTGAAGTTGCGGCAAAAAACAGTGATGATCCACAAAATTCACTAATAACAGGCGTAGATACTGTTATATTATACGATGATATAAGAAGAAGTCTAATAAGGTTTAGTGATGATGACTTAAATAAAATAAAATCATTTAGGACTGGATCTTGGAAAGCTGGACTTAAACTGTATCTAGCTGATGCTGACAATCTAAGTACTACTTACAGTTTAGAAGTTAGGCAAGTTTCTCAGTCTTGGGATATGGGAACAGGAAAATTTGCTGACAGTCCTGAAACTAGAAATGGTACTTGTTGGTACAGTACTTCATCTTATTACACAGCAGCGTCTTCTTGGGCAACAAACGCTAGCCAATATTTTATGACTCCTGGTGGTGGATCTTGGACTGGATCATATTTTGGTTCACAGTCTTTCGATTATAAAGCTAATAAAGATCCAAATGTTGATGTTACAAGAATAGTAGATTCTTGGTTTAGCGGATCAAATAATAATGGATTCGTAGTTAAGCTACCTACAAATATAGAAAGTAGCAGCGCTAGCTATATAGGACTTAGCTTTTTTAGTGTAGATACTCATACTATATATCCTCCTACTTTAGAAATGAAATGGGATGATAGCGTATACACAGGAAGTTTATCGACTATTAATAATTCTGACTTTGTAGTATCTATAGCAAATAATCTTGGAATTTATCTAGATAAAACAGAATTAGTTAAATTTAGAATCAACGCAAGAGATAAGTATCCAGCTAGAGTTTTCACGACTTCTTCTTTTTATACTACCAACAAAAGACTTCCGCAAACTAGTTATTGGGCTTTACAAGACATGAAGACTACCGATATGGTAATAGATTTTGATTCTAGCTTTACAAAAATAAGTAGCGATTCTAATGGAAGCTATTTTGGAATATACATAAATGGATTAGAGCCAGAAAGATATTACAAAGTGCTAATAAAAACTGATCTTCCTACAGGAGAATCTTTAGAGATAGACAATGATTGTATATTTAAAATAACAAGATAATGTCGAATGAGATAACACTAGTCAGAAAGACTTATAATACAAGCGCTTACGAAAACGCGATAGACCCAGCATTTACTGAATTTGTTACCGTAACTCCAATTATAGAGGAAGCCACAATATCAGTGTCTCAATTTTTTGACTATTATCAGCAGATATTTTTCGATATTCCTGTAGATGGTGTAGTAAACTCTCATACTTATCTTGTTCAACAAAGTCAACAGTATATCGGAGGATCCGTAATAGACTTAGAAAAACAAGCCTTAATAGAAGAGATTAACTCATTAAGGCAACAATTACTAGAAATGAATCAAAGTTTTACTACAATAAATAACATACTATAAGATGGAATTAGTTAATATTATTTACGCGGGACAAGGAAAGATTGAGCAAGACTATTCGCTTAAAGATAAAAGTTTAATACCATCAAACTATATAAACTCTACTTTTGGAGATGATAACGATAGAGTAGAATTGTTTTTATATGATCTTAATGATAACTTAATAGATGCTGTTTATGATTTTAATGGATATACTCCTTATCAAGTAATAAACCCAGAAACGGGTAAATTTGATAGATTATTAATAGATCCAGCAGCAGATGCTAAATCTAGAGGTTTTGATAGAGGTTCTTTTAATATTCAATATAACTTCTTTAAAAACCTATTTAACTCAAATGACCAAAGAAGATATTGGATAAAAGAAATTTCGCCTTCTAGAACAGAGATCAAGCTAAGTTCACAAATAATTATTGATCAAGCTATACAAGAAGGATTTAATCAGTACCAAGCTTATATATCCCTAAAAAATTATTATTCAGACTTTTATCTGAACTTTGGCAATAATGAACAGATCATTGCAATTAATTCGGCAATCACATCCGATGACTCTGGCACTTACTTGCTTATTAAGTTGTATGAACCATTGCCTTTCGATTATGATGTGAAATCTCAGCTCTGGATCATTGATAAAATAGCTGAATCCGTTAGCTATGATGTTGAGATAGAGATAGAAGCTTCTGAGACTGAAAATATAAACTCTTTACGCGGACCAAATTTTAATATAAGAATAAACGAAAAGAACACTCAGACTACTCCTTATTATAGTTATGCTTCATTACTTTCTAGTCCAATAACTTCTTCATATAGGCAATTAGCTAGTTATTATCAAGATAAAGCTATAAGCATAAATGTAGACTACACTAATTTTGAAAACTTTGTACATTTTTCTTCTGCAACAGAAAGACTTAATAACTTTGTATATAAATTAAACTTAGTCGAAAATTATAACTCTCAAATAGTTGCGCAATCTACAATTAGTGGATCAGGAAATCAGACTACTATATCTGCTTCAATTACTACTTTACAAGATTCAATAAGCAATATTGTAGAAAACTTTGATACTTACGAGTACTATTTGTACTATGCTTCTGAGTCTTTTGCTTGGCCAAAGTCGAATAGCACAAAACCTTATCGACTATACTCTGTTACTTCTTCTCAAGCTAGTAATTGGTTAGGAAGTGAAACAGCAGTTCCTAGTCAATATACTTCATCTCTTTTATACTCGTCATCTCTTTATGATGATACAAATAAAGATCTTTTAAGAGGATCAATTCCTCAATATCTATTAGACGATTCAAACAATGCGCCATATGTTACTTTTGTTGACATGATTGCACAACACTTTGATAACATATGGATTTATTATAAAGACGTAACTAATAGGTTTAATGCTACAAATGATCCTTTTACTGGCATATCTCTAGATATGGTTTCCGATGCTTTAAAGAGCCTAGGAATGGAACTATATACTAACACAAGTATATCAGACAATGTATATTATGATCTATTTGGTTATAATGAAGATGGTACATTACTACCCCCAACAGGATCTGAAAAGATATCAACATACGTAACTTCTAGTTTACCAACTGGATCTATGGGATCTAAACAGATTCAACAGGAGATCTATAAAAGAATCTATCATAATCTTCCATATCTTTTAAAGTCTAGAGGTACTCAAAGAGCAGTAAAAGCATTGATTTCTATTTATGGAATTCCTAGCAATATTCTTACAGTTAATGAATTTGGTGGATATAACAGGTATAATGTAGATGGAGTTAATGAAATAAACAATAGCAAAATAACTGGAGTTACTTCGAGTCTTTATCTCTCTTCTAGTTTATTATCTCCTTATACAACTTTACAGTATTATCAAAATGATAATCGACTAAACTCTACAAACATAGAAGTTGGTTTTTCTATAGCAGATATTCTTAACGATAATATTACTTCATCTCTTGGATATTTCAATATAGATAATCTTATAGGAAATCCTAATGATCAATACTCTTCATCTTATGCTCCATTAGTAAGTGCAAGTAATGCTTACTTCTCTTCGTATACTCAACCTCATAGCGTTTGGGAATACATAAGACTAATAAAGTATTTTAATAACTCTCTGTTTAAAACTATCAAGGACTTTGTTCCTGCTAGAACAAATCTTTCTACAGGTATCATAGTTAAGAGTCATATACTAGAAAGAAACAAATACGCTAGGCATGAACCTAGTGCAAGCGTAGACATTATATCTCAATCGATAGATATGCTTACGCTTTCAGCAGAACCTGGAAACATAATAAGCGGATCTACTGAATGGAGCTTAGATAGAATTACTCCTCTTGGATTTGTACCTTTTACAAGTTCTCAAGGAGTAGAAAAATTAACTGGAGAATTTGGAGGAACAGAAGTAACCGTTACTAATGGAGATGCTTTAAGTCAATCAGAAAACTCTAATGGAACTCTTGGATCTATTGGTCCAATCTCAGTAAACTTAGGAGCTTTGTATCAAAATGTAACAGGATCAGTAAGATCTCTAAAATACTTTGATCTAGATTACACTAGCAATCAATTGACTCCAATAAACTTAGGACTAATCACGCAGTCTATAGACAATTCTGTAAACGATAACTATAACACATATACTAATCCAAATAATCCTTACGCGCAACTACAAGATTATAACTACGCTACTAGACACTTTACCGATCCTAGGTATTATGGGTCTAATACTAAAAGTCATACATATAATACCTACACAGCTGGTGATACTTCATATGGTAAAACTGCGGCAATTGATAAGATAAAATATCAATATGCTTATCTAATAGACATATATAGTGCGTCTTTATTTTTTCCAAATAGATCTAATGCGCAAATAAAATATCTAATAGATAATAATCAAAATATTTTAGATCTAACTAAAGTCAATACCAATATATTTGATGTTCAAAACGTATATAAGTCAGGAGAAAATGTAGACGTTTCTTTATTTAAGTATGATGAAAAGAATCCATATTCTCAACAATTAGCTAATAATCCAACACTTCAAATATTCGAAGGAGGATTTAGATACCTTCCCATATTACATAACATTAGTGGATCTGCGGTAACTCAAACATACAATCTAACTAGTCCTATTGAAATTACTATAACTGCTGGTGGAGGGGCTACCCCATCAGATGCTGTATTATTACCGGCTAACTGGACTATGAGTTGGATTGTAACTGAAACTCCTATAGAAGCATGCGATACTAGTCAATACGATATATATCTAAAAGCTACTTACAATAATGGAAATGTCCCATATAATGTAAATGTAGAGGCTTCTATAACTTTACCAGAAGATCCTCTTACTAGCACATATACTGCTAGAGTGGTATATATAAGTGTACTTAACGGAACTTCTAATAATAATATTCAAGTAGCTTATATTAGCGCTTATACTGCAAGATCTTGTGGTGGTGGAACTAGCACTGCTGCAATAGGAAGCGCAGCATCTTCTACATATTGGCCTACTGCTATAGATGAGGGATATGTATATATTCAAGGCATTATATCTCGTGGCGGCGGCGGAGGAACTGGTGGTGGATCAAGTACGCTAACTTATTATACGCCTTTTGTAACTAGTTCACAACCCTGTCTATATTATATAAGCGAATCAAATCAAGTGGTTTTTAATTCAGAATTGGCGTATTATTACTCAAATGGAATAACATTTGATTCACTTTCTGATCCAGCCTTTACAGCCTCTCTTTTAGACAATGTATTACTTCCATTTACTTTAAATACGGGCGATAGAATATCTTTTTATGATTCAGCTTCACGACTTGGATGGAATGAAAACTTTGAATACACAATTAAAAACGTAATTTTTACAGGCTCTGGAGTGACAGGATCGAGAATATATTCAGAGTTAGATCGTCCGGTAAACTTAGCTCTATTTAGTTCTGGATCAACTGTTCCAACAGAAAGTTTTTCTGGAGCTCGTTGGAGAGCTTGTAGATATATTGTATGGAAACACGTACCTGATGAAACTAATGTTATGCTAAGATATAATCCAAAAGATTCTACAATAGTTGAAGAAGGATTGCTTTTCCCTCAATACATTTCTGAACAAGATAAATTAAATTCAGGTAATACTGTTAAATCATTAAGATCACAAAATTTATTGCCTCCAAGTCCATAATGAACTATAAAGATTAAAAAGTAAAAACGAAGATATTTATTTCTAAACAAAGCAATTTTTAAAGCATGTCATACTTAAGTAGTACATCAGTGGTGGTAGATGCCATCCTAACAAAAAAAGGTAGAGAACTTCTCTCTAGAAACGATGGATCTTTTCAAATCACGCAGTTCTCTCTTTCAGATGATGAAATAGATTACACGTTATATAATCCTAATCATCCTTCTGGATCAGCATTTTATGGTGAAGCTATCGAAGCTATGCCAATACTGCAAGCTTATCCAAATGATCAGGAGATAATGAAATACAAACTTATTACTCTTCCTCGTGGAACTGCTAAGATTCCTGTCATTAGTGTAGGAACTTCTAATGTAGTATTAAAGCAAGGATCTTCTCTTTCAATAACTCCTCAAACTTTGAACTATCTTGGAGCAACTTCAACATTTGAAGCATCAGGATACGTTGCAACTATAGGAGACGTAAGAACTATGGCTGCATTTAACGGAGTTGGAATAAATACTGCAGAAGCCACTGCTCTAAATACAACTACTACTATAGGAACTAACGTAAGTAAGACAGTAATAGGAACGACTATCAATATCACAGCTACAACTGTTAATACATTATTTGGAACTAACAGTACACTTTATACCACTTTAGTAATTGTTGGTCGTGATTCTGGAGCTAGAATTAGCGTACCTGTTCAAATCACAAAAGTTAATCAATAACAATAACAAACGATGTCATTTACAGCACTAGCCCCATCAGACTTTGTAGTATCATCAGATTCAGTAACAGCACCAGCTTGGAGTACAAACATTCCAACTTTAGCTACATTTTTTACTGCTTCTTCTGCTGATAAGACATACTATCTAGACGTATATAATACTGGTTCGAACCTAAGCAATTCAGCTATTCAATTTTCAATAGCTTACGGTCAAATTTACGGATCAGGATCAGCGCCGATAAATTCTCTAGTTCCAGGAGTAAGTCCAACAAGGATTAACTTTGGTCAATATAGGAATATTATATTTGGCGATGCCGAAACTAACTTTAATTTTGGAACAGGAAATACTGCTTCTTTAGATCTTATCGCAGTTCAAATAGATAGAAATAGATATAAAGAAAGTCTTTTTCCAGGAACATTCAATCTTGGATTAAAAGTAGGATCAGACTCTCTTAATCTTACAGATAATTCTAAAGACGTTAGCATTGTAACTTTTGTAGATGGAGGAAGAGTTTACAATATTGTATCAGGATCTAATGGAAGTGCTCAAAGTACTCCACTAGTTTCAGGATCTTTTGCTAAAGGGTATACTGCTTCAGGAAGTTATGGTCTATTTCTTCCAGATATCGGACTAATCGTATTGAATCCTAAAGCGTTGGGTTGTCCAGTTGGTCAAGGTGGATTAGCAATAACTCTTTCAGCTACCACAAATGCCGCAGCCAATATCGCTAACCTACAAACAGTGTATCAAGCAATCTCTGCAAGTGCAAACTTTCAGTTGAACTCTCAAGAGACTATATCTTCTGATTATATATTTGCAAGGATACCTAATGCTGGATATAACTACACAACCAATCCTTCATTTATCTCAGGATCTTCTGGAGAAATGATCTACTCTAACTTTATAAACAGTCCTCAGACCTATATCACAACTGTAGGAATGTACAATAATAACAATGAACTTTTAGCAGTAGCTAAACTTTCTAAGCCTTTGGTAAAAGACTTCACTAAAGAAGCCTTAGTAAGAGTAAAACTAGATTGGTAAAAACAAATGAGTCGCGGACAGAACACAATAAAACGTTCAGAAGTTTCCACTACTCCGATTCTACTTAAATACTCAGCCAGTTACGATAGCTCATCGTTTACTGCAAACGGTATTACAGTTAATCGTGGGATAAATACTTCGTTTAATACTGACGGAGTAACTTACTTAAACTATGCTTTAGTAAAACAGCTTTACTATCAAGAGTATCTTACAGGATCTTTATTAAGTAGTTCAAGCTTTTGGAATCCTTCAATTCAATCTACAGCAGCAGAAGGAACTTTTGATAATGATTATCGATATTTTCCAACTAGCTCTAGTGCAGAAATTACTGTCATAGGAATTCCTAGAACTGCTTTTGGAGAACAAATTGCTAGAAAAAGTTTGCTTATTTCTGGTAGTACATATAGACTAATTGATGATGGAAATGGAAATGTTATAGATACCTATACTACAGGATCACAACCATCAACTAACGTGGCATACGCATCATCTGGAGTAAGATTATATTCTCCAGGATATTCTATAAATGGAACTGGTACATCATTAGAATGGAACACATCTTATACAGGAGGATCATATGCTGGTACTTTTTGGACTAATCCAGTTACCGCAAATCAAACGGGAAGATTAAACTACTCTGGTCTTTGGTCAGCAAAATCGTTAACTTATTTTGGAGACTTCGCTATACAGTTTAATATCACTGTAACTGCTGGTACATATTATTTTGGAATTGGTTGCGATAATTATGGATCTGTTTATATAGACGATAATTTAACAGTTAGTTTAGGAATTCCAGATGGTAATGGAACTAATTTTAGATATTGGCATATATATCCAATTAGTCTAACCGCGGGTACTCATAATATAAAATACGTGGTAACTAACGCAGGTATCCCAGATCCAAGTAATCCTGGCTCCATGGGAATCGAGGTCTATAATAATACTCAATCACAAATATCTGCTAGCATAGCAGCAGAACCCATGGGATCTTCTATTCCAGGAGGACTTAGTGTAATATATTCATCGAAAGATTATCTATCAAATACTATATATACTCAAAATAATCACGTAGGAAATGTATTATATTCTCAAGGAGTAATCATTATTACAGATGAGGAGTATCAAGACGCGATGATTCCATATTCGGGACCTCCAACTACTACGACTACAAGTACTACTAGCACGACTACTACTACGACTCCAACAACAACTACAAGCACAACAAGTACTACCACTACCGCGGCGCCTACTACAAGTACTACATCAACAACTAGTACTACAACAACCGTAGCGCCTACGACTACTACGACTAGTACGACAACTACAACGACTATAGCTCCAACCACTACGACTAGTACGACAACTACCACTACATTGGCTCCAACTACTACCACTTCTACAACTAGTACGACTACAACAGAAGTAATATATAGTCATTATATAGCCGATAAGTACCAGTGCTCTACATGTACTGTAGTAGTTAGTGGAATAACAGTATCATTCCCTAGTAGTCAAACAGTAAATACAGGTAAGTTCTACCCAGATGCTTCGGATATTAATCATGTATATTTAATTGTAGGAACAACTGGTTCAGGACCTGGATATGTATTAGATACCTCAGTTGGAGAATTTACGACTTGTGGTGGAGCTTGTTCTCTATAATTACGCTAAATAAAAAAATGTTATGAAAAATTTACGTTACATTTGCGCTCAGCCAAGACTAGTATACTATGCTTGGCAAGTTGAGGTTATGATAAATAACTTCATCAAAAGAGGTATTAATCCTAATAATATAGACATCGTAGTCGCTTGGAATCCTAATGATGACACAAGCAAACCAGAGACTGTAGAGATGTGGAACAAGCTGTCTTCTCACTACAATACTGTAAGGTTCTTTTTTTACCAAGACACAAGAGAACAACCTATTCGCTATATATCTTCTATAAGACCTAATGTACTTAAGCAACATTTTAAGAAGCATCCAGAACTTCAGTATGAGGCTATATTCTACCACGATTGTGATATAGCTTTTACTAAGAATCCTGACTTCTCTAAGTTTTTAGACGATGATATATGGTATTTAAGCGATACTAACAGTTACATCAACTACGATTATATTATCTCTAAGGGTCAAGACGTATATGATAAAATGTGTGAAATAGTAAAGATGCCCAAGATGATCCCTAAGCTCATGAATGACAATTCAGGAGGAGCTCAATACATACTTAAGAATGTAGATTGGATGTTCTGGGATAAGGTAGAATCAGACTGTGAGAAGCTCTATTATGAGATCACACAACTAAATGTACAAAAGAAAATAGAGGATCCTTCATACCATGAACTACAAATATGGTGTGCTGATATGTGGGCAGTGCTTTGGAATGGATGGACAAAAGGAAACGAGACTGAAGTAGTAAAAGAAATGGACTTTTGTTGGGGAACTGATACCATCAATAGATGGGAAGAGACCACTATCTATCATAATGCAGGAGTAACTTGTGCATGTGGTGGAAAGTTTTATAAAGCTAATTATAGAGAATCTCTTCCTTATAATTTAAGCTTAAGAACAAAAGACGATAACTGTAGTCACCTATACTACCAAGAAATAAAAGAAGTAGAAACAAAAACTTGTTTGTTATGAAAAAAATAGGAATAGTTATTTTAGCTACCAATGCATATTTTGTTTTAGGAGTTAGATTCATAAAAAGGTTTAATCACTATTACAAGGGAGAAAGAAAAGTAAAATTCTACCTTTTCTCAGATCAAGACCCAAAAGATTATATATCAGACGATATAGACGTAAGTTATCATTACGATAAGCACGATAACTGGCAAGAAGGAACTAATTCAAAATTCAAAAATATAGTATCAATAAAAGAAGTTATTGAAAAAGATTGTGATTACGTTTACTACTTTGATGCGGATACTAATGTACACAGAGATTTTGTAGAAGACTGGTTTTTAGGAGATTTGGTAGGAGGAGAACACTACGGAAATCGTGACTGGTTAAAAGACGGAGCGGGATTCGATAGAAATCCTCAATCTAAAGCTTATGTCCCATTAGATAGTGAACTACCATATACATATCACTATGGAGCTTTTTTTGGTGGAAAGACTAATCTACTAATGGAATTCTGTAGCACACTCATACACTATCAGATAGAAGATAAAAAGATAGGATACGAACCTGGAGTGAATGATGAAAGTTATATAAACAAATACTTTCACTTTAATCCTCCAACATACACCGTTCCTTGCGATAAGTTTGCTTTTGCGATAAGCGATAAAGGAGGAATAGGAGAAACTAGATATCCAACTTTAGATATCGAACAACATAAAAAAGATATACATAATAACAAAAATAAAATATTTGATATAATCAATAATATAATAATTTATGTTTGAATTTAAACAAACGTGGTGGGATGATAATCTAACTGATAGATATGATGAATTCGCTAGTTGGGTTGGGGATAGTAATAGTCGTTCTAAAGTATTTTTTAGAAACTATATTAAAGAAAAAAAATATACTAGCTTAGTAGATATAGGATGCGGTAATGCTACTGAATTTTTTGCTTATCAAAAAGAATACCCAGAACTTAAATATACGGGAGTAGATAGCAGTATAATACTTAATGAAAGAAATTCTAAATTAGGAGTACCAATGGTATTAGCGTCGGCTGAAAATACAAGACTAGCCTCAGATTTTGCAGAGGTTGCTTTTTCTAGACATGTATTAGAACATCAGCCTAAATTTCAACCTGTTTTAACTGAAATTATTAGAATAGCATCTAATATTGCAATTCATATATTTTTTATACCTCCTAGTGATAATAGTGAGCATATAGGATATGATAGTTCTCAAAATTTATATCATAATAGATACAGCAAAAAAGACATAGAAGAATACGTTACTTCTAATCCTAAAGTAAAAAGCTATGAGTGGATTAATATAGAAAATATAGAGTCTGCGTTAATTGTACACATCAAATAAATCCTACCGATATTTATAAGTATGCCTATAGCCTACTCTCCATACACAATGTCTTTTCAGTCCCAAACTACGATATACCAAAACGAAGTTAGGTGTCATGTAAATGAGAATGACTTTAACTACACACAAAACCCAAGTGCTACAGTATCAGGATCTTATGGAGCTTACGAAGACGTAATTACAGGATCAGACTTTAGACCTTACGCTACTACAGTTGGAATATATAATGATCAGAACGAACTTCTAGTAGTTGGTAAATTATCTACTCCTTATCCAATACCTTCTAACACAGACATTACTTTTGTAATTAAGTGGGACAGCTAACTCTACATATTTATACTAAATAGTTTTAATGAATTGGTTATACGAAAACAAAGAAATGCAACAGTTATCTGATTTTCCAGAAAGCTGCGTAGGTTTTGTCTATCTTATACAGAACAAAGACAACGGAAGGATCTACGTAGGTAAAAAAATACTTCACAACAACCTTACTAAAAAGCTTACAAAGAAAGAAATCGAAGCTTGGATTAAACCAGGAAGAGTTCCAAAGAAAAAGAAAGAAGTAAAAGAAAGCAATTGGCAATCTTATTACGGAAGCTCAAAGACTTTGCTAGAAGACATCACAAATCTTGGTAAAGAAGGATTTGAAAGAAAGATCTTAAGACCGTGTTTCACCAAGAAAGAGATGAGCTACTACGAAGTTTATTATCAAATGAAGTACGAAGTGTTACATGTGGATTCATATAATGAGAATATTAGCGGTAAGTGGTTTCGCAAGGATACTGGCCAGATACCAGAACAGTCCCAAGATATTCCTGAGACTGCTGGATAGATCGAAATCTATAAGTTACTAATACATCAATTCCCTTTCCACAATCCTGTCCATGAAGTCAGGATGATTACTAAGATTAAATTTAGAATCAAATATCCAAGTATAAGGGATGTTTTTGGTAGGTCTTTTTTCTCCATGTGATATAGCTATGTGTTTCCAAAAGAAACATGTTTTGTCTTCTACGTTTAAGTACTTTTGACTAGTCATTGGGTTAGAAGGATGATTGACTAAAAGATCCATCTGATATAACCACGCTTCTGCTTGTTTGTTCTCTGCTAAAAACTGTCCGTTCTCATCGATCTTGTATTTGACTTTACCATTTAGATTCTGTCCACCGAATACTTGATGAAGTCCATCGAAATGACCAGTTCCACCAAATAAGATAGATTCGGGATCTACTAAGTGAGGATAGGCCATAGCAATGTAACGAGCTGTGTTCTTACAAGGATACAAAGGACTTCTAAAGTTTTGATTCTGTTTAAAGTAAGCTTCTAACAGTTTAGCGAACTCCATCATTGTATATCTTCTACGACCTCTAACTTCTACGTCATCAAGTAAAGCGCGCAGATCAGAAGCTGCTCGAAGAGGACCATCCAAAATCCACTGTTTAACGTTAGTTCCCTTAGGATAGTAGATCTGAAAAAGATCGTTTCTAGCGTGTCTGTTTTCAATAAAGTGTTCTCTTGTTGCATCGATGCCCTGGTTTAAAAGTTTAGTAAATGTTCCCCAATGTTCATTAGTAAAACTAAAGACTAAAGTAAGAAACATACGTTCATGATTGTCCGTAACATTCTTCATAAAGTCACAGAAAGGATGTTCGTGCCAATGAAGTCTATGAGAAAAGATCTGATACTCTTCTTTTAATAGAGGATCCTGTCGATCATCAAAGACTCTACAGAACTCAAAGAACTTATCGATTCTTTGGTCTAATGTCCATTCTTTCATCCAAGAGTCTTTAGGCTTTTTACCTTTAAACTCTACTTCACAAGTATTATTGTATGCTATCATAAATTGTTCC